CATCACACCTTTCACAGTACCTTTGGTTGCTGAGTATCATGTCTTCAGTCCCTCTTCTTCGTATTGATCTAGTATAGCATCAATGAGTTTCTCTATTACTAATTCATCTTGTAACCATTTCTGGGATGCATCATTGCAATAGACTTCTATCTTACGTTTATGGGGGTACAGTGACTTGAGTCCTTCTGGTTCAGAAGTGTCATGCTCCCATGTGTCCTTGACTTTTATGTACATGCTTCTCTTTCCTCCTGTAATCATTCTTCTTGTCTGTGAACTTCCTAGAAGTATTGAACCTCCTAGCATACTTCGCTACGGGGTTACTTCGCTTTGGCTCCTTTACACCAGTCACTGTACTTAGCCTCCAGATAACCCATTGATACAGGCATCTCATCAAATGCCCCATCATCTACTTCATGTAATACCCAGATCCCCTTCCAACTTCCGTTAGTCTGAGGAGTCAGATATAACTCATCGTGCTGGTAGAATATACCAGTGAAGATGCCAGTCATACACTTTCCATCTGCCCGCTTTGAGAACGCTATATCCCTATCCTGCACATGACCCATAACGCAACTCATATGTTTCTTGTTGAGCATAAGTCTTGCAGAGGAAACAGGTCTTCCCATAACACCTGACGTAAAGAAGTGCGAATAAGCTACCCCGTCTATTGTTACTACTTCTAGATAAGGATAAACTTCCCAGCCGTGTTCCACGAGGTTGAAGTCATCATAGGAGATAACGCCATCCAACACTGGGTCATTCTGTACAGCACGTAACACCCTCTGTTCATGGTTACCACAACAGAAGACTAATCGGGGTTGGTAGATTGCTTTCTTCCTCTTGCGTTGCTTCTTCTGCAATGCTCGAATCGGAGCCATGAATGCATCCATAGCTTCATTACCAGCTACAATATCATCCTTGTATCTACGTCCCTCGAAATCTAACTTACCTCTGTCATAGGAGCACAGGGAGGGCATATCCCACCAGTCCCCTATGGCTACAATAACATCTGGCCTCATGTCCACAGCGTACTTACCTGCCCATATGAGGTGATCTGTGAGACCATCTGGTTTAGCTTGAACATCTGGTATTATGAAGTGTCTCATGTTGTACCTCCTGATGTGGTTATACTCATACCCTCAGTACTACTAGTAAACTTAAAAACCTCTGGATCTAAGTCCCTTGTCCTACTAGGGACAGTCCACGGTGTAGGATAGAAAGCAGGTGGTGACATATCCAGCTCCTTACGAGCATCATCAAAGATCCTAGATCTAGTGGTTAGGACATCCCTACTGAGCATCTCTATGTGCTGCTCTAGGAGTGTTACCTTCTCTTGTATCTCCCGCATAAAAGATTCTAGGTAATCAGCTTGTTCATCATTGAATGTTACGGGCATAAATCCTCCAGTAGTTCCTCTGCATCCTTAGTTTTGTTGTACCACTGCATGTAATGATAGGTGTGTCTCTCTCCTATATCATCAGGAGATCCACCGACTAGTGCTACATCCTCTTCAGCTAGGATACGAGCATCATCCCATGCTGTGTAGACTTCATCCTTAGTCATCATCTGCCTCCAACCACTCTCTAAACTTCTCTACTTGATCTGTATCTTTTATGTACTTCTCCAGCTCAGCTATATCTTTCTTGTAGTTCCATGCCTCTGATTTATAATCAGGTGGGGAGAATCGTGGCCCCTCATAAGGTATCTCCATTAGTCATCTCCCTTGAGTTCGTAGATCTTCTTGTCTACCTTCTTGATGTACCTCTTGAACTTATCCTCCTCTGCTTGTTTAGAGCGAGCCTTGTCCTTATAGAGCATCTCAACGTGCTTGAAGGTAACATCCATCTTACGCTTTGACCACCAGATCTCTCTAGGAGTCTCTATATAATAAATAGTATCTTGGTGTTTCATAAATATCCTATCGTAGTTATCGTTGTAGTTACTTGCGTTTTCTGGCCTGCGACCTGATCCCTTTCCTGCCATTTCTTCTCCTCCTCTTCTTTGGTTTCCCGAAGGATGGGTGTAGGGGGTTGCTAGTGAAGTCCTTCTTCCAGTACTTAATTAAGTTCCTTAGGAAGAACTCTGGGTCGTCCCCTCTGCTTCTTCGTCCTGCCCATTGGAGCACTTTAGCTTCTGCGGAATTGCAAGAATTATGGAGCACCCCTCTGAAGTGTCCGGTTGTATGACAGTGGTCGAAAGCTGCATGTTCAGGTAACAACGTCTCCTTGCAGAGAGGGCAAACGCCCCTCTGTTTCTTAAGTGTCTTCTCACGGTACTCCTTGATCTCAGTTGTTTTAAGTTGTTTTAACATCGAAGTCTGATTTAGGGATATAGTTAAGCAATACCGATGAAGCTATAGCAACTAGGGAGGACAGTGCTGCACCCTCTATATTACTGTAGACCTGTAACCCCTTCTCTCCGAGGACGAGAGTAGCTGTTGGTAGATCCTTACGGATAGCACTAGTAGCTGCATCAAGGTGGTGTTGCTTCCTATCATCCCTCTTTGCTTCTGCTTGTGCTTCCTTGTAGGTGTCCATACTAATAACCGGAGCTAGTGTCGTATCCGGTGACTCGCTCTGCTCTGTATCTGTCGATTGCTCTTGCATAAATTATCTCATCTATAGTGAATAGTTTAGGTTGATCCAGTTCCATCTCTCTTGTCATCCAGAGCAACTGACCTTGCTCCAGTATGTACTCCTTAGTCTGATCTTCAGACAAGTGAGCTTCCTCTCCACAATGTAGGTAGGCTACGAAGACATCCTCCAATGCTTCCTCCCACGTACTTGATGTGTACATTATCTTCTTAGCTGATACCTTACCGCACCCCTTGAGAGAGGCTTTAGTTAGACCGTACTTAGTGTACGTACTAGCAGCACAGTGGGGTAAACCCTTGATGTTATCTACACTATCCCCACAAAGCATCTGGAAGCAGAAGTGCCTCAGTGCTTGGTTCTCTGAGATCCAATAAGAATCCCTAGTCCGGGGGTTGTAGTGCAGCCCCGGAGTATTCTTTAGATCTTTATCATTTGAAGATAGTATAACATCCTTTCCTCCTTTTAAGAAGTCTTTGTACAAAAGATAAGACACTTTGTCATCTACTTCCATACCATCTACTTTCTTAGCCCCCCAGACATTAACCATATAATCTCTGGAAGCCTCATATGTAGGTGGTCGTGGTGCTGTACGGTTGCCCTTATACATATCAGTAACGGCAATGTCATCCCTAAAGTTCCCTTCTCCAGCTATGTATAACTCGTACTCATCAGCCTTAGTGTCCTTTATAATCTGCTCTAACTTATTCTTAATGAGTTTAAGAACATGACTAAGGGGTTCTCCTTTAGCTGCAAAGCCACAAGAGTAAGGTAATACATCACCATCAATTACAACCTTCATTTAATCACCGAAGACGTCATCGAAGTCCTCATCTCCTACCTTGAGATCTGGGGCTGGTTTAGGGGTTGCTACTTCAGCACCTTTCTCCTCGTAGCGAGCACGTAACCCCTTCATCATAGCATAGACATCCTGAGTAGTGTCCATCCAGAACTTATAGAACTCTGGAGAGCCTACCTCTGTGCTCTTGAACTTGGCTATTGCCATGTCCTTAGCTACGTTGCTAGCATGACCCAGTTCTACACCGAGGTTAGAGTAAGGTACATGGGATGGTAGGCCAGCAGCACCTGCACTTGTTACCTTCATAGTACCCTTCTTAATGTTACGGTACTTACCAGTCTTGTCATACTCCCAGAGGAAGTCAACAGTATCCTTCCACTCACCCACGAAGTCATCAGCAGAGAACAGTGAATACCACTCACCGTCATCACCCTTCATGGAGTTACCTTTCTTACTCTTACTAGCTATCGTACCTTTATATGATTCCATCTTTTACTTTCCTTTAGTTGAAGTGTTTCTTTCTGTTTACAGTAACAGTATACCATACTTTTCAGGAAAAAGGGGTACTTTATCTGAAAAGTGTGAATATGTCACACTATTAGTCTGGTGCTCCTATTACTGCCCAGAGTGTTAGCTTACGTGGACGCTTCTTTTGCCTATATTCATTCTTGAAACTCATTATCTTATAAGCATGGTGGAGTATCTCCTTTACAGTACAGTCACCAAAGCAATAATACCTGCGCTTATAATTCAACCACATATCTCCTTCATTGTCTACAAACATCTTAACTATCTTATTCATTAGTGTCTCTTCCTTTCAATGCACTTCCGACCAGTTAAAACCTATATGATAGTCACCGTCTAAGGGAACATTCAACTTGAGATACTCCCCTGCTTTGACTATACTTTGTACACCCATCCTACCAACTTCTCCAGCTTGGGTTGGGTCACATTCCCATACTTCTTCATCATGATACCTGATTAAACCATAAGCCTGCTCCTCTTTGAACTTATTGTTGATTGTCCTATCTGCTATTAGCATAGCATGTTTCATAACTATAGCTCCTGCTGATTGGAACTTAGTATTCAATAGGGCATGTTTGTACCTCGTAGTAATAAGTCTGCCATCCAGACCTATGAGATGTTCACTATCTAGCATCTCCCATTCCCTGAGAAGTTCTCCTTTTAGCTTCTTGAGTGTATCATTAACATCCCAGAACCTTTTAAAGATCCTCTCTGACTCATGTATAGTCCATCCCATTTGTTGGGCTATCTTAGGTGGCTGAGCACCATAGGTCACCATGTACTTATATTCCTTAGCTCTATCCCTAGAACCAAGTCCCAACTCTTTCCTATTCTCCTCGTGGATATCACCCCCAAGTAACTCCGTAGCGTACTTACCACTATCAATGGGATAGGTATAGTGAGCCTCCATACGTGCCTCTAGTTGACTAGCATCCCACCCTACCCATAACTTCTTGTCACGGGCACAGAATAGGCTTCTAAGCTCTTTTCCATAGGGGGTGGTGACTCTGGGTATGTTCACTATCCCCTTGTGTCTAAAGCGAGCTGTGGGGGTTCCTAGTGGATCACAGTCAGAGGGAAGATCCCCGTGCTTATCTAGCTGTGAGAGCCAACCAGTGCCCTTATCAGAGCGTATACAGTTCCTTCTTGATCTGAGCATCAACCACTTAGCTATCTCTCTAGCCACTGTGAAGCCCAACTTCTCTAGGTTAGGGCATGGTTCCTTAGTTACTGGGTCAGTCAACTTAGGTGAGGTTGTTATAGATCTACCCTTAAACTTCTTCCTATTCCACATAGTGGGCTTCCATCCCCTATCTAGTAGATACTTCTTTAGCTCAGCACTTTGTGTTACCTGAAGTTTAAACTTAGTCACTAGTGGTGCTTTAAGAGGTAAGCTGTATGTTGAACCCTTATGTATTACAGTCTTAGTTAGTGGTTGTATAAGAGCATCGTACTTCCTACAGTAATTCTTCAGAGCTACAGATAAATCCCCATTCTTCTTGAACTGTATCTTAGGTGGATAGTGTAACTTTGTCAAAGGTAGGGGTAAAATGGGCATCTCCTTATTGATGATTACCTCTAGGAGATTTAGTTCACGGTTCAGCTCACCTAGTACTTCACCAGCTTTGTACTTATCAAAGTGTACCTTCTTGTCTACTTGTCTGTTAACTATCTCCTGTACCTTCTGCTCTACCTTAAGAGCATGAGAGTACTTACCCTTCGACTCCTTACTTATATTAGTTAAGTAGTTACAGACATCTCCAGTTAACATACAGTCCTGTACACAGTATGTACCCAACTCAGTTAGACCAGACTTATCATAGTCAACTACACCCTTCCACTTGGATTCATCATGTGGGTACAATTCCTCACCCCATGACCTAAGGGAGTGTCCTTGTGGCCTATCAGGGAAGAGCATCTTAGATAACTTGTAGGCATCTACATGAGTGAAACCCACTGACTTCTCTAGAGCTAGGATATCTATATCCCACAACTCCTCAACCTTAGGCATATCAAAGCCAGAACCATTATAGGTTATGAGGTAATCCTTCTCAGTTAGTTGTAGGAGGCGGTGTCCCATTGTGGACTCATCAAAGCATAAGTCATACTCATCTGTATCAATACAGTACAAGACAGCTAGACGTATTATATCCTTATCTATGGTTGTCTCTATGTCTAATACGTATTTCATTCTTTCTTCCCCTCTTTTAAGAATTTAGTTAAGTTCTTTAGAGCCTCTTCATAGTCATTATATGCTTCTCTAGTTTCTGCACCCTTGTCTGCTTCAATAGCATACTTAGCAGTTTGATAAGCTAAGTCAGCTATGAGTCCAGCTATTTGATTAGCTAACATCTTCTAACTCCTCTATATCTAGGTCTGGTATCTCAGACTTAACATCCTTCATACGTCCAGTTAAGGGATCGTACTTAACCATACCAGCCTTACCTGTGAATCCCCATGTCCTATTCTTTAGAATACGGAGAGTACTAAAATCACGATCATCTCCTTGTTGATCACGCTCCATTCCAACCACCGCCCAACTGAGCTGTTCGAGTGCAGCAGATCCTCGCAGATCCGATAGTTCAACTTCTCCACCATGTGCGTAACTTGTTCCATCACCTTTCCTCTTTAAGTGTACGATTTGTATTAGACCAACACCAGTCTCTACTACCATCTTAGCTAGGTTGGTCATAAGTGTATCAATGTCTTTCCTTTCATTAGTCGATGTACTACTACTGATAACCATACTGAGGTGATCAAGTACAATGAAGTCACATGCCTTACTCTTTGCATAGTAATACATCTTATTCATTAGGGTGTCTGATGTGAGTCCTCCGAAGTGTTTATAGAAGTACGTCTTACCATTAGCTACCATACTTCTATAGGACTCCTCTGACTCCTCCTCAGTAGGTGGATCGAACCTAAACCTAGCTAGGGGTATATCCATATCAAGGGCTATCAGTGCTTGTGCTGCTACGTTCATCTGATCTTCCAGTGCTACGTTAGCTACACTGAGGTCTTGATCAATGAGTGACTTAGTAATCTCCCTTACTAGGGTGGACTTACCAATGCCACTACCTGCACATACTGTGAGTATCTCACCCTTACGTACACCATGTAGTTTATCCTGTAGTCCACTGAAGGGTATGATGTGTCCCTCTGGCATGGGCTTAAGTAGATCCTTTAAGAGGATGTCTACGCCATTGACTACACCCTCTGGTTCGTATACCTCAGCGTCCCTTATAAGCTCCTTATAGGCTCCGTAGTGGCCTCCAGTCCAGTAGTCACTAGCATCCTTACCTCTCATGATCTCGTGCTTAATGATACGTATATCAGCTACGGGAGAGAGCCAGTCAGCTAGATCTTCCTCTACCTTCCTACCGGGTATGTCACAGTCCATAGCTATGTAGATACGCTTGTACTTCTCAAAGAAGGTAAGGTCAGAACGTACTGCATCATCCACTGATGAACCATTGGGTAGAGAGACTACATCACAGTGCATACTGCACTTCTTGAGTATCTCACGGGTAGCTAGTACATCCTCCTCACCCTCTGTAATGATTAGCCTACCCTTGAACTTACAGGACTCCTTACCAAACATACCACTGGGCTTAACCCCAACTGAGGGTCTGAAGTCCTTAGGTAGGTTCTTTACCTTGTATCCCGTTACTACACCATCAGTACGGTGGGGATAATAGATTGTAGCTACCTCTCCTGTTACCTCTGATACAGCTACGTGTATCCCGTACTCCTCTAGTAACTCCAAAGAGATGAGCTTATCTGGATCTCCTCCTATTGGGTACTCCTGTACTTGTGCTGTTGTTAACTTACTCCTAGCCACGGGTTTGTCTCCTCCTCTTGTTGATGTTTTACATGCAAAGCAATAACCATGACCATCTTCATAGATCTTGAGGTTATCACCTGATGCATCATTACCTAAACCCCTACATATATGGCAGGGTTCCTTACTTACTATCCTCATATTCAATTACTCCTGCTCTACAGGTGGGAGGGGTATGTGCCTCCACACTTTGGGTGGCAGCGGATTGCCTGATAGGTTGACGCGAAGACAACCGTTGTTGTCATACCATTTGCCATTTAAGTATCTGGCAATCTCAACTTC